ATACCTATGTTAGTAAAAGCAATTCAAGAACTTTCGGCTGAAGTCGAAAAACTTAAAGGAGAATAGTGATGTCTGTTACGAAAACTTTAAATGTAGCCGTTCCATTTTTAGAGGATGGTAAGGTTGTTAGATGGCAACTAGGGATGAAGTACGAACAGGGTACAGAAGGTCAAGCTGACTATTATACTAACGACAAACTTGTAACCCTTGACGCGACCTATACCGTAGGTGATGAAACTAAAACCAATTTTACTCCTAAAGCTGAAGGCGAGTGGACTAAAAAAGAACTGGAAGACCTTTGTCCAACAGCAAAGTGGGATGAAATATTTGCTAGCCAATACGACTCAGTAATTACTAACCCACCTAAAGAGCCTGTTCCTGACAATGGCTATGTGATCCCTAGCAGCTAATGGAGCCGCAACATTATACATTTCACACGCTACCAGCGGTATTTATGCTGGAGGCACAACTATCTGAAAGCATGGTGGGTACTCTTAACGACTACTTAGATAAGCTGATGGTAGATCAAGAACGAAAAAGTCATGCGGGTACGCTAGTCGGGCAGATAGCTCACGGACAACAGCTTACTATGGATCACGAATGTGAAGAGCTAAAAGACTTTAACTGGACGATTCAGGGCTTGGCGATGGACTACGTTAAGCAGTTCTGCGCTCAGTCTGGCAATCCATTGAAAGGCAAAAGAGAGGTGCTTACTGATGAGCTTTGGTCTGTTCATTCTTACGCTGGCGATTATAATCCCATACATGATCATGGTACTAAAACTATTATGGGAGTCTCCTGCACAACATGGACAAAAGTACCACAACAAATCCTAGATCAGCCCACGGCAGGAAGTCCAGAGTACAGCCTGTATAACTCCAGCGGAAATGCAGATGGTTGTCTTGCGTTTAGTTATGGCCGTAATAGTTTAATGGATATAGAGCGGTTAGCTCCTCCGCAAAGTTTTGTTATTAAGCCAGAAGTCGGGAAGTTTTTAATGTTTCCTAGCTGGCTAACACACATGGTTTATCCCTTCGAGGGTGAAGGTGAAAGACGCACAGTCGCTGCAAATTTGAATGTTTGGAAGGTAGAAGATGACGGAACAAGGCACTGAAGAAATCGTAGACGCAGAGGTTGTAGAAGAGGCAGAGGTTGCTCAACTTCCTCCTACCCCTGAGATGTTAACCGCTCGTATGGACGAGCTTAGAGAGCAGATTGGTCAGATTACTAATTTAATCAATGCTAATCAAAAGCAACTAGACACCTATGTAGCAGCATTTAACTGGTACTCACAACAGCTAGAAGCGGCTAATGCGGAGCAACAGTAATGGCTGCTAAAAGAACCCAAGCTAAAGTTTCAGATTCTCAGCAAACCCTAGCCGAATTAAAAACCCACCAAAGAGAGTGCGCTTTAAGATACGAACGAATAGAGGAACGGTTGAATGAGGGTTCTGAAAAGTTTAAAAAACTAGAAATGATGATTTGGGGCGTATATCCATTCATGGTGGCTACTATAGTGGCTGCAAAGTTTTTATGAGAAATGAAAGGCACAATACTGGCCTTTATGTTAGTTACAGTCATAGAAGGCAACGTAACGCAAGGTTCGGAGCAAATGTTATTTAGAGACATCCATAGATGTCAGCAATTTGCATATTGGATAGAACATAATTGTCGAGATGTCCGTTGTAGAGGGGGCATCAAACAACACAACATAACCGCTTACTGCAAGCCAGTGATGGCTGGAGCCAACCAAAAGTTTTGGGATTAGTTATGGTTAAGAAGTTACAAGAAAATTCTGTTTGGGCTAAATATGACATAGACCAAGACGGCACTGTTAGTGACGAAGAACTTGAACGCGCTACTCAAATGTTAGAATTAGATTTAAGAGAAGAAAAGCAAGATTCACAAAGGCGTATTGCTTGGGTAGCTATGTCTTCTATGGTGTTATACTCACTATTGCCGCTATTACCTTTTGTACCAGAAGAACGTTTATCAACCTTGTCTTCACTGAGCGATATGTTGTTCCTTAGTCAAGCCAGCATCATAGGTCTGTATTTCGGAGCGACAGCCTATATGTCGCGTAAACCGTAGAGGTTTACAATGATAATTGAAAGTGTAGCAGCGGCGGGTGCAATCCTGTCTACTATATCCACCGCCATCAATAAATTAAATGAGGTTGGCGACGGGGCTGCGAAAGCAGTTGAATTGATGCAAGGATTTAGTGATGCGCTAGATTCTTTTGAGCGTGAAAAGAAAGACTCAATAATCAACAATCTTAGTTCACAAGAGTTATTGAAACTAGAAAGCATTAAACACCGTCGTGATCAATGGGAAAAATCACTGCATGATATGTTAGTTATCCATGATCCAGCTTTGTTGCAAAGATGGGACGAAGCTAAAGCGAGGCAGAAAGCCAACCACAAACGACAGATGGAGGCTATTAAGGCCAGAGCCGCCGCCCGAAAGAAAATGATTCAACAGATATGGTTGATTATGGGAGTAACAGCAATAGGGTTACTTTGTGCATTTATCTTGATTGGAGGGGTCATATTGATTTTTAAATGATGGGATTTAAATTAAGTATTGGTTTAGGTATCGCCCTTGTTTTTCTAGCAGGGTCTTTCAAAATGTATTATGACAAGTCTCAGGCTGAGATTGATGCGTTTCATATAAGGTTAGAACAATCAATCCAGAACCAAAAAACCCTAGAGCGCACCATAGAAGAACAAAACGACAACCTAAAACAAACTATTCAAAACCATGACCTTATGCTTGCTCAAGTAGAACGTCTACAGAAAGAAAACATGATGGCTCAAAACGAGGTAACCGATATCAGAAAAAAGTTCTCACGGCACTCCATGGATGTGTTGTCCATCAGGAAGCCGAAACTTATCGAGAATATTATCAACCGTGGCACCAAGTCAGTGCTAAGTGATCTTAAAACCATTACCGATGAAACACAATTTGATGAAAACATTAATATTTCTGTTCCTGCTGCTGATTAGCGGTTGCTCTATACTCGGTTCAGGTCGAGACATTCCTGAAGTAAAACCTGTAGAAGTAGTGACAGTGGTAAAGAAAGCACCTACTTATCACCCCCCACTGCCCAATCAAATAGAACCTGTTCCTGTAGAATGGACGGTGTTAAATCCAGAACTTATGCAAGAATATCTCGATGACTTGAACGAAGGTAAAGCCCCCACCAATGCATGGTATGCCTTAACGACTAAAGGGTACGAGAACCTTTCTACTAACATGGCTGAAGTAAAAAGGTATTTGCGTCAGGTCTTGAGTATTTTAAAATATTATAGAGAACAAGATACTCAACAAGAGGCTGAAGATGGATAGAGCTAAATTAGAAGAAGAACTTAAACTAGATGAGGGTTGTGTATACGAAGTATATGAAGATCATTTAGGTTACGCCACTTTTGGTATAGGTCACTTAGTCAAAAAATCAGATGAAGAGCACGGACAACCTCTCGGCACACCAGTTTCTGAAGAACGAGTGACACAATGTTTTAACGAAGATATTGACACAGTTTGTGAGGAACTAGATAAAAATCTCCCTTGGTGGAGAACTCTACCAGAAACCAGACAGAGAGTTCTGGCTAATATGTGTTTTAATTTAGGTTACCCTAGACTCCGTGGTTTTAAAAACTTTTTAGCAGCTTTAGAGCTTGAGGACTGGGAAACGGCAGCTGAAGAAATGATGGATAGTCGTTGGTCTGAGCAAGTTGGAGAAAGAGCTGAAAGATTAAGAGACAAAATGTTGGGATATTAGTAATGCCTTTAAATAAGTTTGTATTCAGGCCTGGAATAAACAGAGAGGGAACCGATTATGATAACGAAGGTGGGTGGTTTGACGCTAACCTTATTCGTTTTAAAAATGGTCGACCTCAAAAAATAGGTGGGTGGGCTAAAGACACATTAAATACTTTTTTAGGAAAAGCACGATCACTGCATGGTTGGGTCTCTTTAGGTGGCACAAAATATCTTGGTGTGGGAACAACCTGGAAATTTTACATAAAAGCGGGTGATGATTTTGATGACATCACTCCGATACGAAGTACAACTAGTGCTGGGGACGTAACATTTTCTGCTACAAACGGTGACGCAACAATCACTGTAACAGACACAAGCCACGGAGCAGCAGCCAATGATTTTGTTACCTTTAGTGGAGCAGCCAGTCTGGGAGGTAATGTAACAGCAGCGGTCTTGAATCAAGAGTATCAAATATCCACAGTTCCCAGCACGAGTACATACACTATAGAAGCTAAAGATACTTCTGGAGCCACTGTAACCGCTAACGCGAGCGATAGCGGCAACGGAGGCGGTAGCACGGTAGGCACGTATCAGATCACAGTCGGACTTGACGTATTTGTCGCAGGTACTGGTTGGGGAACTGGTACGTGGGGAGCTGGCACGTGGGGCAGCTCCAGTGCACTGTCTTCTAGTAACCAACTACGTTTATGGTCTCAAGATCATTTCGGTGAAGATTTGATGATTTGTCCTCGTGGGGGGAGTATTTACAAATGGGTTGAGAACAGTGGAACTTCAGTACGAGCTATAAAACTTGCAGGAATAGCAGGAGCTGTTGATGTACCCACCATAGGTTTACAGGTGTTAACTTCAGAAAAAGACAGACACTTAATAGTTTTAGGTGCTGATCCTATGGAAAACTCTTCTCGCAGCGGTGAAAGTGACCCAATGTTAGTTGCATTTAGTGATCAAGAAAACGCATTAGATTTTGAGGCACGCAGCACTAACACAGCAGGAGAACTGAGACTTTCCTCCGGTAGTCAAATCATCGGAGCCGTAAAAGCAAGACAAGAAATCTTAATATGGACTGACACAGCTCTATACAGTATGCAGTTTATTGGCCCACCTTATACATTCGGAATCAACCTGATAAATGAAAACACAGGATTAATGTCACCTAAAGGTGCAGTCACCGCCCCGACTGGTGTTTTTTGGATGGGTTACGATAATTTTTATGTTTACACAGGATCGATCAAGAAAATACCTTGTTCTGTTTTGACCTATGTTTTTGACGATTTTAATTCATCTCAAGCGTTTAAAGTCCATGCTTTTAGCAACACACAGTTTGATGAAGTCGGTTGGTTTTATTGTTCGGCTAGTTCTACCGAAATAGATAAATACGTTGTCTATAATTACAGTGAGCAAGTTTGGTCTTATGGTCTTTTAGAACGACACGCTTGGCTAGATGCTGGAGTAGAACCCTACCCACGAGCCACCTTGGATGGTTATCTTTATGAACAAGAAACAGGGTTTGATGCAGACGGTAGCCCAATGACAAATGTTTACATTGAATCTTCAGATTTTGATATAGGTGATGGAGAACAATTCGCTTTCATAAATAAAATCATCCCTGATGTTAGGTTTTTAAGCAACAGTAGCGGTGGTCAGGTCAATATGGTTTTGAAAACCCGTAATTTTCCCGGAGAAGATTTGAGCACTAACAGCACGTCTGTCATTTCTAGCTCTACTAAACAAAACCACGTCAGGGCAAGAGCTAGACAGGCAGTGGTTAGGTTAGAATCAGACGATGATAACGTACCAGCTAATACAGAAACAGGTTGGCGACTCGGAGCTACTCGTTTGGATATTAGACCAGACGGCAGAAGATGAGTAAACTGCTCGTAACAAGACTTCCACTAGAACAAGAGCAGTCTGTTAGTAGTGACACGTATAATCGTTTAGTTCGAGTATTAGAACTTAACCTAGGTGAGTTTGATCCAGATAACATACGACAGATCGACGACACAGAAAAAGGAAAACTAGGGTTTAACGAAGGAAGTATAGTCTGGAACACCAACAATGAGTCTTTAGAGGTTTGGACAGGTAGTTACTGGTTAGCTATCAGTACTCCTCAAAACGATCGAGGTCTGTATGCTACGGGGGCTGTAGGAAAAGTGACACTTAAACTTAACGGTGCAACCACGATTACTCTATGATTTGTAAAGAATATACAATGTTGTTTGGATTAGTTAAACTTAATGGCTACAGGAGTTGAACATAGCTATGCAGACTCAAGGTATACAAAGTTTAGAAGATTTAGCTGATGCACGTCATGCTTTAGCGATTCACGGTCGCTATGGCGATACCACCATAGGACACCTAACTCCTGGAGAAATGGTACTTCCTCGCCCTATCGCTGATGACCCTGTATTAAAAAGACAGCTGTTTGATGCATTCGAGAGACATGAATTAAACCCATATCAGTATCAAGTAGGCCATTTTGAAAACTCTATCAACCCATTGACCGGAGTCCCAGAGTTCGGGTTTTTTAAAAAGATTGGTAAATTTCTTAAAAAAGCTGCCCCTGTCATTGGTCAAGTTGTAGGTTTTGCTATAGGTGGTCCTGCTGGAGCTGCTATTGGTGGAGGTATTGGCGGTGCGGTTAAAGAAGGAGACGTCGGTGGCGCGGTAAAAGGTGCTGCACAGGGGTATATCGGTGGGAATATAGCCCAAGGAATGGGGTTAACTGGCGGCCAAGGATTTTCAAAAGGAATAGCTTCTTTGAATCCTTTCAGTCAAAACTCAATGTACACTTTTGGTGCTAACCCAACACAAGCTAAAGGTATTGGCGCACTTTTCCAAAATGTCGGTGCTAATCTTGGTGATATGATAGCTCCTGGACAAACAGCTCCTGGAACAACTATTCCAAAGATAGGTGACACGTTTGATAAATTAAGCACATTTCAAAAAATGGGGGCTGCTGGTTTAGGACTAGCCGCCCTCGGTGGTTTTGAACCTGGAGAAGACGAATCAAGAATGCCTGATCCATCTGGTCAATTAGGTGGATATCTGCAAGCACCACTTAGACCAGCCACCATACCACAGCAATATCAATCTGCTGGCAGTTCTGTATCTGCAATGAATCCGTATGTAGCGACAACCAGTCCAAGTCTCGGAACTACAGCCTCAACCGCCCAACAAATAGAAGAGGCTATGAGAAATAAAGAGTATAGCGAATTACTTTTCCCACAATTTCAAAGAGTTAATGTCAAAAACGGAGGAAGGATACAAGATGGAAGTGAAATACCAGAACTAGATTTAAGAAAGACTGGGGGTGGTGTTTCTGATTCTGGTGGTTCTGGTGACGAAGATACAATACCCGCTATGTTAGCTGACGGAGAGTTTGTCATGACTAAACAAGCTGTCAAAGGAGTGGGTAATGGGAATCATTCAGAGGGTATTCGGACCTTGTATAACATGATGGCTATGAATGAAGATAAAGCTGCAATGATGGGCCTAGGGAGAGCATAATGTCAACAGAAAATACATACCAAAGAGTAGAGCAGCTCCCTCCTAATTACTTAGCACAATTTTTTGCTGGAGGTCAAGAGGGCGTTCCTGGAATAATGCCCCTATTGAATCAAGAGCTTGTTAATAGATTAAGCACTTTTGGTGTAGAAGGAGCTAATCCGTACACATATTCCGGACAACGTATAGCTGGGTTCACACCAGCAGAACAAGAAGGTTTCCGCATGACAGCGGAAGGTATGGGGAGTTATTTACCGTATTATCAAAGGGGTGAACAACTAACCGAACAAGGATTGGATAAAGCCACCGGAGCCTATAACCAAACTCGAGACTACATTAACCGAGCTGTGTCTGCCGGACAAATGAGCACAGACGAGGCTCAGGCTTTGTTGAGACAAACTCCTGGGATAGCTCGCTCAGCTTATGATGCTGGTGTGGGACAAATTGGTCAAGCAGGTGGTCAGTTAAATCAAGCATTTAATCTAGCAACAGGAGCTGGCGCAGATTTAAGTGAAGCTCAAGGAATGATTAGAGGTTCTCCAGCAAATCTTTCAGAAGCGTATGGAGATATTCGGTCGGCTCAGTTTGACCCTCGTGAAGCTAGAAGCATGCTACAGGGTGCAAGTGGTCGTCTCGGTGAATCGGCCATGACTGGATATGGGGCTACTGGCCGTTTTGACCCTGCAGGTATAGAAAGTTTCTACAATCCATTTGAAGAACAAGTCGTTCAACAAACCATGGAGGATGTTCGGAAAGGGTTGGCTCAAGGCGATATAGCTCGTAGAGCTAGTGAGGTTGGTGCAGGATCTTTTGGAGGTTCTCGCAGTCGGCTTCAAGCAGGGGAATTAGCTGATGCAGCAGCCAGAGGTGCCGCTTCTCAAATAGGGGCGATACGTTCGGGCGGTTATCAAGACGCAGCAAGAAGAGCTCAAACCGCTTTTGAAAATCAACAAGCTCGCCAAGCAGGTCAAGCGAATTTATTAGCAGGACTAGGCGCACAACAAGCCAGCATAGGCTCCCAATTAGGCCGACTAGGACTATCGACCGAAGCTCAAAAAATGCAACGTGGTCAAGCGTTAGGTGGTCTTGGTTTAGCCTCTGGTCAACAACAATTAGCAGCTGGTCAAGCGTTAGGTGGTCTGGGTTTAGCAGGACAAAGAGGTCAGTTAGCTCAGGCTGGGGCTTTAGGTCGGATGGCAGGTCAAAGGGCTGGAATGGGTACTCAGTTAGCTGGAATGGGCCAAAATTTAGCTGGAGTTTACGGTAGTACAGCTGGCGGTATAGGCAGTTTGGGCGGTAATTTAGCCAACATATACGGTGGTGCTGGTACTGATTTATTTAGGGCTGGATCTGGTTTAGGGCAGCTGTACGGTGGTGCTGGTCAACAGATGGCTGGGTTCGGTCAAGGTGTAAGTGCACTACAAGGCCAAGACATTAATAGAATGATGGGTATGGGCGGTATGCAAAGAGGAATGGATCAAAGAGGTCTAGACCTAGCTTACCAGAATTTTGTCGGTCAATACAACCAGCCGCTACAGACATTCGCCCAGATTGGTGGCCTGGGCGCAGGTTTTGCTCCTGCTTTAGGAGGACAAACAGTAGCACAAGGTTCTACAGGTAATGACACTAACCCATTAATGCAAGGTCTAGGCACAGCTTTAACCGCATATGGTGCATTTAATAGATTTTCATAATGGCGACTAGAGAAGAATTACTAAGGGGACTCGGAATGAGTGACGATTTTATCAATCGTCCTAATCCTTTTGGTACTTCTTTAGATTTAACACCAACTAGAGAAAGAGAACAATCTATCGAACAAACAATTATTCGATTGAGTAGAGAGGGTGTACCCTTAGACGAGATTTCTCAAATGACTGGTGTTGCACCCGATACAATTGTTCAAATTCTCGGACCAAGAGCACCACAACCAGCACCAACTACTGAGTTCGGTTTTCCGGATAATGCCTCAGCCATGGCTAATCCACAAAGACAACCGTATTTACCAGAACAAACTCCTCCACCGATAGGCATTGAATCGTTGGTACAGGAGTCTCCTGAACTAGATAGTTTTGTAGATCAGGGTAACACCATGACTGATCTTGTTTCTAACACAATAACTTTAGAAGACCCAGTCAACCCTCGTAGATATCTAGAAGAAGCAGCGATACATCGAGCCATGGAAAATAATGGTGTAGATTTAGAGGATCAAGATACAGACGGTTTAGACATAGAGAACGATTTGTCTAAAAGAGCTGCTTTAGCTTCTATGGTAGGAGCTTCTGCTAACGGTGTGGATGACGAAGACGCTGTAAAGACTATGAATACGATGACACGTATGAACAGTTTATTCGATCCAGGCAACCCTGAAGACTTAAAGAAGCAGCTGGAAATATATAAACAAGCAGCTGAAATATTCTATGACGTAGACGATCTTAAAGAGTTGATACCTCAACCAGATAAATCATTGCCATTCATGCTTGCGGGTGCAGCTTTGATTCAGTCCGGTGAAAAAGGTGAGAGCTGGGGTAGTGCTTTATCTAAAGCGTTTTTGAACTACGGCATGGCCAGAAATAAAGAAGAGAGAAAATACAAAGAAAAAATATTAGGTCTAGATTTAGCAGAGAAAAAAGGTATCATGGATTTTGCTACTAACATGTATATAGCGGATCTAAAAGACCAAAGAGCCATGGCTAGAGCATTAGCAACCAAGCAGCCTAATGTAGACTTGTATAAAGTACAAGGGTATCAACTCCCTGTTCCTCTTACCGATGCACAGTTACAACAAGGTTTTGTGAATGGTTTGCCAATCACTGGTAAATGGACCGAAACAGGTCAAGTCTTAAAAAACTTCACAATTACTGATGGTGCTGGTAATAAAGTGGTTAAAGCACTAACAGACCAAGCAGCTAAAACTTTGATTGACTCAGGTCTTTATGACGATATTCAAGTCGGAAACACGATGGGCGAGTATAAACTTTACAACGTGGACGGTGTTAATCAAATGCTTAGGCCAGTAGAGGCTAAAGCTCTTCAACAGGAAGGTAAAAAGATCAACCTTGCTAAGAATTCTTCATTAAAAACAGCATTCGATACCGTTCTCAATAAAAATGTTTATGTTGACTCTAGTGTGCTCAGAGACCAAGCTAAAGCAGGTACTGCCAGATATATCCCCATAGACGATCAAATGTTGATTGCTTTTGACGAAAAAGGTTTACCTGTTATTGGCAACGCTAATTTTATCACAGGGTTATTAAGTCAAAAAGATGTTTCAAGAGTTGTCAGAGAATTTGAAACAAACTATAAAGCCGCAAACTTTAATAGAAACCGAATACTCTCCACAATAGATGAAATAAAATCTGTCTTAGACACAGGTGCTCAACAAGGTACACCTCTGTTTTTCGGTGTGGCTGGAACTTTGACAGCTGGTGGCCGTAGGGTTATAAACGAAGTTGATCAGCTCAGTAAAATTTTCTCAGGAAAAGACAAAGGCTGGCGATTCATACAGGACGGTCAGACTGTTAGCTATGATAAACTTAAAGACGGTCTTGGTCTCGGAGACTATGTAGAAGAAAGCGGCTTCGGTAAGTTTTTAGTTAACTCAGGTTTGAAGAAAAAAGAAGCAGAAACTTTAGTGTTTCAATTAGCTCTTACGAGTGCGATGCTAGAGGGACAAAAAGGTCGTGACATATCTAATGAAGATATTAAACGATTTATGACAAGAGCAGGTGCCTACGCCACATCAGAAAGAGAGTTTAGAACCCTTCTAAATAACCTTGAGTTTAATGCGATAGACTATGTTGATAAGTATGTGGATTCTAATTTACGGTTAAGCTCTGCTAAAATGAAAAACCCAGATGGAGAAGGAACAGTACCAATACTGGAATATCAATTTAGGGATATCGTAACCAAAGATAATGATTACGCACCGACCGAGGGGTCAGAAACCATAGGCCAAAGAAGAGAACGCCTACGAAGCAGGAGACAAGTGTCCACGGACGGTGGGGTCGATAAAACTATTTCTGCTCCAACAGGAACTGCTAGCAAACCGTTGCCAGGAGGCGACGCGCTTTCCGGTGATGGCCAGAGAACACTTCATCAAGTTTATGAACACTATATGACCTTAGACAAGGATAAACGACTTGCTTACACTGCTAATTTAAGAAAGTCATTGGGCCTAAATTCACCCGAGTATAAAGCGATAGTTGATTACATTAAACGAGCGAGCTCAGCACCATAATGGCTCAAAACGATATAATAGATATTGATGCTCTTTTAGATGACTATGAAGCTGGGTTACTAGGCCAAGCTGCATCATCACAAGCTCAACAACAAGCATTAGCAGACCTAGATTTACAAAAGTTGACTCAGTTCGGTTACCAACCCCAGACTGAGCAAGGGTTTAACCCGAGTCCATTTTCTTCAGTCGGGACTTTTATGGAGGATAGACGTAGGAAACAACAAGCCATAGAAGCTGGCATCAAAGCGGATGACCCATACTTCATAGAAAAATACCTACCGACTGCTGACCCTCAAATTAGAGCGGAATACACAGGTGTGGATTTTACGGGCGGTGCTACGGGAGACATAATCCGTCAAATTTCTTTTTTACCTTCTGACGTAGGCAGCGACCCGAACTATGTGCAGAGAGTGGTTCAAAAAAATTATGCGCAGGACCATGGTATTTCTCCCACTTACGATTATAATGTAAGAGTAGAACCCAACACGAATGAATTAATATTCAACGACCCATTGAACAATAACCAACCCACCGTGGTTAATCCTCCAGGAATAGATAGAGGAGAACTGCTGGCGTTTGCTGAGCCGTTAGTTGCTGAAGTCGGGGCTGGTATAGCTGGTGGTTTAACGGCTGGAATCGTCACTGGCGGTAATCCCGTAGCTGCTGGTGGAGCAGCCATGGCAGCTGAAACTTTAGCGACTTATGTCTGGCGTTTACAGAATTTAAACTGGTTAGACAGTCAAGGTTATCTACCAGAAGACTATGATATAAATGGACAAGCTATGAAAGAAGCTGGGATGACAGCTCTTTTCAGTATTGGTGGCGTTGGGTTATTTAAACTGGCTAAGATGGCTTTTGGTGTAGCGAGTCCAGGAAGAGCTTTCCCGCTTGATGAAAATGAGTTCATTGAGTCATACAATAAAATATCTGGTGATACTTCTCAAATGACTTCTCCCCAAGTTATGATAGCTGCAGCCGATGAAGGCGTACCCATAACATCTAGTCAAGTAGAAGGAGCAGAACAAGCTCTCAGAGCTGAGGCAGAAAAAGCCACAGATGTGGGCGAAGAACTTAGGTCTTTGTATGGTGCTCAAGAACGAGAAGCCATGGAGAGTGCTGTTGAGCCGTTTGAAACTCAAGGAATAACTAGGGAGTTAGTCGGAGAGGAAGGTGGTGCAGCAGCAAGATCTGTAAGAGGACAGGAGTTTAGAGAAGTTGCTCAAGAGGCTTTAGATACGAACCCTAGAATGGTTCAAGCAGAAAGGGATTTAGAAAACTTAAACCTTGAGTCAGATAGAATATTCGGGGAACTAGTTGAAGGGTCCATGGACCCTGCTACAGCTGGTTCTAGTATAAGAGCTACTTTTCAACAAGCGAAAGATACAGCACTTCAGCAAGTAGATGATGCATACGATGAAGCCGCCACAGCAGCAGGATTCAAAGGAAATATAAAACCTTACGACTACAGTAAATTACTGAAACCTGTCAGACGTATGGAAAACATCGTTAAACAACAAGCCTTCGCAGATCCTAGAGAAGCTAAAAGACTACAGGCTATTTTAAAATCAATCAACGATGGTAAAATGAAGCCTCACAGTGTTTTTGTGAACGACTTGAGTGAGCTTAGATCAATAATAAGACAACAAAGTGACCTAGGAAAAAACGTAGATGACTTAATCACCATACGAGACAGTATGTTGAGTATTCGTAGAGACGCTCTCAAACGAAAAGGAGGAGAAGGTGCATTAGCTGCGTTTGAGGCAGCGGAAGCTTCGTACAGACAATTAAACGAAGACTTTAACAATAGACTCTTGAATAACATGTTGAAAATTCAAAATGTTAGCGCAGATAAATATGCTCAAGGTGATAAACAAGCCTATGAAGGTTTAGTGAATTTTTTCCGTTCTAACATCACTGAAAGAGCTGACGGCACATTAGACTCTCCTGAGTACATAAACAAGATATTACTAGACCCCCAAAACGCGGATGGATTGATAGGTCTAAAAGCTGGTTTAAAAAACGAGTTCAAAGAAAAAGTGCTAACTGAGCAGGGCGGTGTATTAAAGCCTAAATCAGCAACAGCCTTTGATAACTTTATGGCTAGAAATGGTGCGATCTTACGAAAGTTTTTCACCGAAGACGAACTAGCTCAGTTTGATAGTGCGGAAGCTTTTGCTAAGACTTTCAAACAAAATGAAATAAGTCTAGCAAAAACAAGAGATCAAATAAACAGTTCAACTAACTTAGCTCCTATAGCTGCGAACCTGAATAAACCTGAATTAATATTCAGAGACACATGGAAGCCTGGAGAAGTTACACCGACGAGAGAACTGTTCGACGCAGTCACAACACACGGTAACCAAGAATTACTTGATTCTTATAAGTCTTATATTTTTAAAGACTTTATGGAAAAAACACAAACTAAAGGCTCTTTGAATCAAGATATTTTTAACGCCTCTAGAATGGAACAATACTTAGACAACCATGGTGACGCTATGGAAGTCTGGTTCGGTAAAAAATTCGTAGCTCAGTTAAACGATATTACTCAGAAACTAAAACCCTACGATAATCTAGGCACAGCAAAATTATCTGAAGAAGATCATTTCTTACTCAATAGTATAAATTCTTTAGCTCGTGCTTATGTGGGCTTGTTTACAACTCCCGGTCGTGTTCTTACAGCGGTTAAAACTATTTACGGTGGTAACGCTGCCAGAAAACAACTTCAACTACTGTCCGACCCTGACAAACTATACGATGTCATAATGAAAGACAGGTGGCAGAAAAACCCAGCAGTGCGGGGAGCAGTGAGAGAGTTAGGTCGATTATTTTACAGAGAAGAAATAGATCAACCCACACTACAATCCGATATGACCCCGATGGAATCTATTATGTTTGGGCCAGATGAACAACTCAGGCCGACACTTAATCGAGGCGGTCACGTGGTTAGAAACTTAGGTGTGCCATTAAAGTACGGATACGGAGAATAAAATGTCGACTGATCAACTAATTGATCCAAGAACAGGCATGCCTATGAGGGTGTATGAAGCTCCTCAACAAGGAGGATCCGCGTACAATAAGCCTTTATTGCGTATAGATATGACTAATCCACAAGTACCAGCTATCAACCCATTGATAAGAATGTACAATCGTAGCCCTGCTAGTCAAGGCGGTTTAGAATCTCTTATAAACCCAGCAATGACTGATCCAGGTGGCGCAGACGATCGAGCAGCAATGATGGCGATGCAGCGGGATACATTTCTTCCATATTTAACTGGTAACCCAAGCGCAGGTGATGATTCAACCGAAGATGATGATTCTGTAGAAGATAACAGTTTCACTGGTGGAGTTGCTACAGACCAAGCTAATCCCGTTGCCGTAACTAGCGGTCAAGCAGGCATAGTCCCAATGACAGAAGGTCAAATGGGGAATCTTGCGTACCAAGACATGGGAACAATGCCAATCAGTAACGCTGGGTTTATGAACAATCTAAACTATAACCCTTATTCTAGTTTTCAAACAAACGAAGGAATAGGTGCTTTTGAGTATGATCCTAATATCGGGCCAGCAGCAAACGTAGCCGGAGATGCTTTAGCTCTTTACACAGGTCTAGGGTACATACCAGAATTCGGTGAAAGATTTGCTAATGTTTTTAGCAAAGGTTTTTCCAATTTAGGTGACCTAGTCAACAAAATACCAGGAGTAGGAGCAATTACTAGCAGAATAGGTGATGTTCTCAACAGAGGAGCAGCTCCTATAGAAAAATTTGTGGACGATTCCGTTAATCCGTTAGGGATAACGGGGGCATTATTGGAAAGAGTTGATGATAAAACTGTTGATAATCCAATAAGACAAGCGATAACTGATCTACAAGATCGCATGCCTTGGAATGTTAGAGCTTCTATGGAAAGGGCTAGAAATATTGATTTCTCAGAAAATTTAAATCAAGTAGATAACATAATGGATTCTTTGTCTCCACAATCACTTGCCCAATCAGTTGCAGACGAAGTGAATCAATTTTCAGACACAGATGTTGCAACTAACGCATTTTTAAGAGATCTTTTAGACACACAACAGATCGTTGACCCGACAATAATGGACACACAACAAAGCGTCGATGCTCTTGTAGATTCTTTAAGTTCACCAACATATGACGGAGTTTTATTGGGGAGTAGTCCTTTTGCTTCTAGTATTACTCCATTCGGTGTAGGGGATGACGCCATAACAGGAAGGTGGGATAGTTCTCTTAGAAACTTGCCTAGTCAACCTGGAACTGTTGAGTCTGGTATGATTTATGATTATGACGCACCTACTCAAACTTTTATGGACAGAGCTATTGATGCAATGATAACCAGTGCGGGCACAGGTGGTGGCACTGTCGGTTCAATGGGCGGTGGTGGCGGTTCAATAGGCGGTGGCGGTTTTACTGGCGGCGTCGCTGGAGGAGGCAAGAAAACTGATCCAGTGGACGCTGGGGGTTAGGTTAACCAATCTTTCCATTTTTCTTCACCTAGTACAGTCTGCGCTATATTCTGTTTTTGTCTTAAAGACTTAACTATCTTCTCATCAACTGTGCGTTCACAAACTATATCTACATAGGTGACTTTATCTGTTTGACCTATCCTGTGTGCACGATCCTCAGACTGCAGCCTCTTTTCTAAATCGTAGTTATTTGAATAATAAATAACTGTATTAGCTTCAGTCAATGTGATGCCGTATCCTCCTGTCTGTGTATTACCAACGAAAAACCGAAGTGAACTATCCGGGTCTTGAAACTGATTAATGACTTCTGCTCTGCGGTCTTGTGTAACATCTCCGTGATAAGTTCCCACTGATTCTTCTCCATACACACGAGTAAGTTCATCTTGAATCTTTTGTATGTCGTGCCTGTAGTTAGCCCAAATGATAACCTTACCGTCAGTCTCTTCTAGTATCTCCATTAGCTCGGTTAATCTATGGCTAGGTAGTTCATCCACACCACCACCATCAAGACCAACAAACCCACAAGAAACCTGATGAAGTCTTATGATTTGAGTTATCAAATGAGTAATTGTTACTGTGCCTTTGCTTAGAGAAGCCCTCGCTTGCTTTTGTAATTCTTTGTATACCCGCTTTTGTTCATCTGTCATTTGAATAGTTCTTCTAAGATAAACTTTATCAGGTAAGTCTAAACAATCCTTTTTTAGTACTCTACAGCTAAATTTAAGGAGACTCTGGTTTAATTCTGTAAGGTTTTTGTACCCTAGTACCTGCTTGAACGTCCTACCGCTAGCAGAACGGTCAACTAAATTAGCGTATCTAGCTCTAAAAGCGAAGTAGCTGTTGTACCCGAGTAAAGCTGGATCTAGAAAGTATGCTTGACTGTACAAGTCTAGTGGACTTTTTGTCACAGGAGAACCTGTCAATATTCTTCTATAGTGAGCATATTTACCGAGCCTTACAGCATTGACAGTTCTTTTAGCTTTATGGTTTTTTATCGTTGTACTCTCGTCTATTATAAACATACACTTTCTTTTAAATAAAAAGTCAGTGACAAACCTTGTGCCTTTTTTCGTGCTCAAAGCCTCTATGTTCATGATTAATATGTTGAGTCGGTCTGGCTCTTCAAATAAAGTTTGAAGACATTTTAAATTTTTCTGAGAAGTTGAGTTAGACCATTTGACTACGTGGTAGTCTACTTGATCTGGTATATGGTTAGGTATCTCTTTACTAAACCAAGTATCATAGACCCCCTTAGGAGCTAGCACTAACACACCGTTTATGTTTCCTTCTCTATGTAGGTGTACGAAATTATCAATAGCTACCTTAGACTTACCGCAACCCATCTCCATGAAAAGTGCAAACACCTTCCTGTCGTGTGATTCTTTTAGTGCGTCTAGCTGGTGCTGATAAGGTAGAGTTTTAAATATAAAGTCGTTCAAGTTTCTCGTTTCTTAATAAGGCTCTAGATAGTATCTAATAGTAAAGTAGCAAAATAAATACATGTTTTAGCATAATTAAGAACTAATAGCTAATACCCACCTAATACGATTACCAATAACTTCCCAACGCACTGTTTTACATATATTTTTGACCATGGCCTATTAGTTTATTGAGAGTTTTTAAAAATTTAAGCATAGTTGGTATTACGAAAATTAAATTACCTTATAATAAATAGGGTAGTAGATAAGGTGTTGACGGTGACGCCTATTATGTGAAAGCCTTGGCAGTGGCACACCGTCCTATTGATGCCTAACTTTTTATATACGCCTATATATTAAGTAGGTAAAATCGAGAAGGTTAGTAAGAACTAAGAGACAAGAGATGGATCCAACAGTATATATTGTACAAAAACCCGACCCTAAGAAAAACATCGTATCTGCACAAGACTATGGTGACTTTAGTTTCATACTAGACGATAGATCCCCTAATATCACTTGGAACCCTGATGATGTGGTTCATATCATACGTTATTCATTACGTGGTTTTAACGACGAGGACTTTTTGTTACCTATAGGGGATCCTGCAGCGATAGGCGTATGCACTGCTGTAGCTGCCGAATATAAC